AACCACTATCCCCACCTTGTTGAGTCGTATTAGGTGCAGGTCCTCCTCCACCCACTGTAATAGGATAGCCTGTTGCTGTTACGGTTAAAGAGGTAGCAGAATCTAAAGGACTTGCCGTATAAGGATCATTAGAATTTTTTCCTTCTCTCAATCCTCCTGCTCCTCCACCGCCTCCACAGTAACCAGCTGGATTACCAACTCCACCGCCTCCACCTCCAGCAACCACTATATAACTAACCTGATCGGATTCGGGACTGCCTGAACCAATTGATGAAACACAAAATGTTCCTGGGCCTGTAAATTTATGCCATTTATAATTTCCTGATGTGCCACAACTATCTCCTCCTGTTGCACTAATATAAGATTCTCCTGCAGCACCTGGACTCTCATCTTGAAGAAGGGTCCATCCTTTTGTACCATCCATATAAATATAGGTAGCCGATGTTCCATCAGTACTTAAAGTGCCGTCGGCTGCTGTTCCATCCATATTAGAACCACCTCTTCCAACTGTTACGGCATTGGAACCAAAGGTTCTAGCATAGTCTTTAATAGATACTATATCTCCTGCTGAAGGACTTGTCGGTAAATTAATTGTAATAATTCCTGCGGTAGTATTTAAAAAATATCCTTTACCACTTTCTGAAGTAATAGGAGAATCTGAATTTGTTTTAATAGTAGTAACCCAATCAACCGTTCCTGTTCTTCCGAAACCTGTTTGAGAGGCGCCTGAAGCTAAAGAAACTGTATCTGAACTTGCACCCAGAGTAATTGTTGTACCACACTTATTAATTATATTAGTGCCTGGGGTATTTTGTACGTTATCTACTTTTATTGTTGAAGCCATAATTCTATTTTATCATCATCCTATTGAAATTTATACCTTATAATTACTACGCCTGAACCACCCGTTCCACCAACATTATTGCAAGGTGCTCCTGCTCCGCCACCACCGCCGCCTGTATTAACGGTTGCTGCTACTCCATTCCCACTAGGCGCGGGTCCACCTGCACCTCCGCCACCTGTTCCAGTACCAAAAGCTACTGTACCTGGTCCTTGACTATTACCACCGCCACCACCGCCACCAGCTCTTGCTGTGGGTGTAGCATTAATTGAAGTTGTTGCCCCTGTTCCTCCTGGGCCTGATTGTTTTCCTGGATTATTTCCTGTTGTTCCTGCAGCTGTTGCACCTCCTCCACCACCAGCAGTATATCCAGCGGAATCTCCACCACCGTCTCCACCAGGATTTCCTTGAGGTGGACTTGTTGAAGGAGTATTTCCTGCACCACCTCCACCATATGGTTGAGCAGTGCATGGGGTATAACTGGATCCACCTCCAGAACCACCATCGGTTGCACCTGTTGGAGTTCCTGGAGAATTATCACCAGTACCTCCCCCTCCACCTGTTGAAGTTATTGTTGAAAAACTTGAATCAGATCCACTAGTTCCAAGCATACTAGGTCCACTTGGTCCACATCCTCCTGGTCCACCCCCTCCTACTGTAATGGGATAACCTTGGGCCGTAACTGTTATACCTGTTCCTGCATCTAATGGACTTGCTGTATAAGGATCTCCTGTAACTTTAGCTTCTCTAAATCCACCTGCGCCTCCACCGCCACCATATTTAGCTCCACCACCTCCGCCTCCAGCTACTACCATATAAGATACATTGGTTTGCAACACACCTCCTGCTCCTGCTGTACATACGGTAAAAGTTCCTGGTCCTGTAAAAGTATGATATTTATAATCTCCAGAAATAGCTCCTGTGCAAGGAGTTCCTCCTGTTGCTACTATATAAGTTTCTGCACCACTTGGACTTGCAGTGACTGACTGTTGAGTTGTTAACCAACCTTGAGTACTATCGACATAAACTAAAAGAAGTGACCCACCTTCATTGTCTACAGTTGGATCTAGAGTATTGTCGCCACCAATCTTTTCTGAACCGTTAGGTGCTAAGGTAATGGCATTACTATCCCAAGTTGCAGCGTAATCTTTTAAACCTACTATATCTCCAGCCGTTC